TATGGGATTTTTGTAATTGATCTCTTACTTGTTCATTTGGAGCAAAACCGTGATAAACAATTTGTGGATGTTCACGTAGTTTATCAAATAACTCTTGATAACGTTGATCAGCTTCATCCCAACCATAGATCTTAAAGCTAGAAAACACATGAAGCTTGATATGCTTATGCTTCTCTGCTAGCTTTTCAAACACTGGATAAAGAAGTTCTAATCCTCGTTGAGGAGTTGAAGAGTAAATTAAATTAATTTCATCTTTAGGTTTATCAACAAAAGGAATAGGATCAATAGGAGTTTCAATAACTACACACTTATCATCCTGAGGAATTTTAAGTTTAGTAATATATTGATTATACTGCCAATGACCACAAAATACTAATTTGTGAAATCTATCCCTACTGGTTTGTTTGCTAAGGTGATTTGTTTCTGGATCTTCAGGCAAGTCATGGAGCCAATAAACTCTGATTTTATCTTCTTCAATCTCTCTTACTCTAGAACATATAATCTGAAAATCATCAGCTAAACCTGCAGGTAGTCTCTCAGCAAGACCCCGTTTAACCATCTCAGTGCCACCCATTGATTTAGCACTGATTTCATTTTCTTCAAAAGGCATCTAAATGTACTCCATGTGCTTGTAATGTATCGTTGATCATCATTGTTAAACTATTTGAATGTGTGTATTTAAATCCTGTTTCCTCAATAAACTTACTACCATTAGCAACCAAGCAAGCAGGATCACCTTTCCTATTAGGTCCAAACTGATATCCAAACCCATCACCTACCATTGCTTGAAACCTCATTGTTACTTCTAAATTGGAGTGACCTTTACTTGTACCTAAGTTATATTTTCTATGACCTGGTTCATTGATGTTTTCATAAGCATATATCATTGCTCTACAAATATCAACAACGTGCACATAATCTCTTACACAAGTACCATCATGGGTATTATATTCAGATCCATTAATCGTAAATAACGTTTTGTTTTCATATGCTTTCACTAACTGACTCATGATATGAGGAGTGTCTTTTTGAACCCCAATACCATTATAAGAACCTACCACATTGAAATATCTAAATGATGTAATGGTATTGTTATGTACTTCTACTTGCTTATCAATAATATTTTCACACATTAGTTTGCTCAAACCATAATTATTGGGAGGGTTGAGCTCTGCTCTATCTTCATGAACAGGAATGAGATATTTGTCAGCATACACTGCTGCAGAACTTGCAAAAATCATTTTTCTTTTTTCTAGATTGCGAAGTAAAGCAGCAGTTCCTCCAACATTATTCATATAATAAATCATTGGATCATATGCACTGGGACCTAAAAGACTATTAGCTCCTAAATGAAAAACACCTTCAACTGTATTATCAAATAACCTCGAATAATCCTGTCTGAATGACACATCATAGAATTTATGAGTAGGAAGGTTATGATCAGTTCCGATTACATAAAAACCACTTTCTTTTAACATTTTACATAGAACAGATCCTATGTAACCAGCGTGTCCTGTGACTAATACTCTTCTCATATTTAAATTCTACTACTTGTTACGTCAAGAGGATCTAATAATTTATTAATCTGTTCTTGACTAAGAGGTTTTAATTGATAAGGATCAGTTGAAAGTGATGTAGTAGTTAACGAAGTAAAATTATTAGGTTGAAACATATTATCATTATGAAATGAGCTTAGAGGTTGATAATCAAAAAGTTTTATCTGTTCTGTCGAAGACATTTGATGATTGTTGAAAATTCTACTTCTTATCTCTGACGAACTGAATCCATGAGATCTGTCAACATATTCAAATTTAAAATTGGGATTTCTTTTAAGTAAAATATCATATCCAGTAAAATTCTTACCTTTATATTCCATACCTAAAAATCTGACATTAAAGTCGACCGTTTTACAAATTAATTCTAAATCTTTTTCAGTTTCGTAAACAATTATCTCATCAACATACTTACATGCTTCCAATTGAATATGGCGTTCGTAAAGAGATTGAATAGGTTTATTTTTTTCAGGTCTGTCTATAGTTGGATCTACTTGTAAACCTACAATCAGTCGAGTACATTTAGACTTTGCATGCTTCAACAATAAAATGTGGCCTGCATGCAATAGATCAAAAGTCCCACAAGTAAATCCTTTATAAAGGATTAAAGCTTCATCACCAATTTGTAATTTGTGTTCACCAAGAGCGGTGTAATTATAATTCACGTTCAATCCCTCAAATCAAAGTGTATTTTAATAATAGAATCATATCTAAAAGATCTCCATGCATTCTTATCTATATCCCATACTGGAAGCACTTCTGGATCTTGTTTCTTTTCTTTATCAGTCTTCTTAACATAAGGAACTACAATACTTTCCTTTAGCGTACAGTTCATCTCTCTATGCTCACCATTACTCTTTTCAAATACAACAGTAATTGGTTGAGATTTTAAAATATCAATTAACCATTTTCTTCCTACTTGATGATCAGGATAATCTTTACTAAAAGCATTCATAGTTTCTCCAAACAAAAAGGGGGCATAAGCCCCCTAATTGTACCATCTAAAAATTATTTAGACAAGGCCGTTCGCAATTGCACGATAACCAGCTGCAATTACTTTGCGGCTGGGAGTTCCAAGACGGAACTTTTGAGTCACACGACCTTTAGTGTCGGTGTGGGTATTTGAGTAAATTGGAAGACCATCTTCAAGGCGAAGCATAGAAACAACTTTAGAAGGTGAAGCAATACCAAAGCGAGCTTTAATTTGCTTTGAAGTAAGTTGTTGTCCTGCGAAAAGAGCTTTGCGAAGTTTATCTTTTTGTGTCATCATATAGTTTCTCCATTAAGTTATGTGCTTTAGCACACTCAGCATACTACTCAAATAATATAATTAAGTCAACTTATTTGTAAATTTACTAAGGACTTGTTTTGCTTCTTTAAGATCACTATCATTATTAACATAGTCATCAATTTGATCTAAAAGATAAAATGTTAGCAAACCGTAAAAAATTCTAAGCTCTTCACGTGAAAGATTTTCTATATCTTCAACAGTATAATCTTCTATATACTTGCCTTTGAGCTTAGTTGTCTTCTTCATCCAATCTCCTAACATTATATGTATCAGTTAGCAGACTTAACAATAGAGTATCCCTCTTTAGAAAATTTTAAAAACCTAGGTCCTATTTTCACAATATAAAAACGTCTACCTTCTATTTCTTCCTCATTAACAATATCTCCAACAGTTATCTCTTTTGTAATATTGTTTTTAAAGGATATGTTTGGTTTTACTTTATATAAAGGTCTATTTTGTCTCATAATTAAAGTTCCAATCTTCACCACCATCATATGCTTCTTGGTATGTGTTAAATGTAAGTATTCTACAATGTTCACCAGATTCATAACAATGGACAATGTATAATCCTTGATGAACATGAATAGTACACATCCTATCTGTAGTTTGCTCGTATAGTTCTGTCAAACGCATTCAAACCCCGCATTTTTAAGACTTTGTTCAAACACTTTGTAGTTGTTGTAATCAAGTTGGATTCTTTGGGTATGATCCAATGTATGTTGGACAACACTTACTAAGCTGTGATTTTTTCCTGTAAAATATACTTTGAACGTGGTATGATCTTTGTATAAAGTACGATTAGGAGTTACATGATCATAATTGTATGGGCGACCTAGAGAAGTTTTCATATCCATATTTACAAATGTAGTAGCTATCAATAATGTCTGAACTTGGATTCCATTGTTTATCAGTCAAACCAAGAACATCTTTTACATCATAGTTTGTCTCGTTAATAAAGGCAACCTGCATGTCTTCCTTTTTTGCATTACCTTTTCCTGTAGCAAACTTTTTTATCATTGTGGGGGCTATTGTGAAAACATCATACTGGCTAGACCATAATCTATACTTTAACACTCCACCATTTTCTGCTATATGGAAAACTCTTCCAGTTGCTGCATAGGCATAATCTTCAATATAAACTTGAGTTGCATGATGTATAGCCAGAGCTTTCAATGCCCAACCTGAAATTTTGTGATACCTCTCTTCTTGGGTGGAATAATCTTCCATCAAAGCACCAATCAGTCTTTCATTATAAAATTTACTGAGTTTGTTTATGCTAGTTAAAAAGTAGAAGTGGCACCGTTCAAACTTGAACTCGGTGCCACTAAAAATACAAATCGAAGGAGAGGTTAAAGACAGGTCAATTCCAGCGACTGTCTTCATCATCCTCTTCTTCATCTAGGTCATAGAGTTCATGACCACAATATGGACAAAAAGTAATTTCTTCTACTGTTTCAATTGCTTGAACAACAAACTCAGATCCACATTCATTGCAATAATGTAAATCTGAATCTTGATGTTTCATAGGTTCTCCTAAGCTGCTTTTGCCCAAACTTCATCCCAGCTTCCTGATAGAGCTCCTTTAGCATAATCTGTTGCTCGATTCTCAAAGAAATTAGTATGAGTGGGTGCGTTAATCATTTCCTCTACCCATGGCAGTGGGTTCTTTTTAACTTTCATGATTCCTTTAAGACCCAAGCTAATAAGACGACGGTCAGTAATATACCTGATATAAGATTTAACGTCACTAGCGTCCAAATTAGCCATCCGTACCACGCCAAATGCCAGGTCAATAAACTTATCTTCCAAATCAACCATCTTAGTTGCAATGGAGTAAATTTGAGATTTAAGATCATCGTTCCAAATCTCTCTATTTTCTTCTATGTATGTACGAAATAATTTAATCATTGATTCAGCATGGATTGTCTCATCGACAATAGACCATGTAACAATTTGACCCATACCCTTCATTAAACCATTACGAGGAAAATTAAGCAGCATGATAAAACTACTAAAGAGCTGCATCCCTTCCGTAAACGCGCTAAATGCAGCGATGTGTGTGGCAATTGATTCTTTAGTGCTATTTTTCGAGCTGATATCCAAAAGGTAATCATGCTTTTCTTTCATCTCATTGTATTGTAGAAACTCATTGTATGTAGTTTCTGGCATACCAAGAGATTCAATAAGATGTGAGTAAGCAGCAATATGAAGAGCTTCTCGAGCAGCAAACCCACATAACATCATTCTAACTTCTGGTTGAGGAAAGTATGGCAAGTAGTTATTTACATAACCACCTGCAACATCAATATCACCTTGTGTGAAGAATCTGAAGATGTGAGTTAAGAACTTCTTTTCATCTTCCTTGAGTCTATTTTTCCAATCTTTCACATCTTCTATCATTGGTACTTCTGTGTGTAACCAATGAGCTTGTTCATGTTTTAGCCATGCATCATACGCCCAAGGATATGAAAATGGTTTATAAAAGTTACGATCTTCTGTAAGTTTAATTTTTGTTTTTTTAATCATAGTTGATTATCTATTTTATCCGTTATATTGTTTTAACATGTTTGCGAATTCATATGCATGACGTTTCATAGGTCCATTATATCTGACAAAATGAAAGAACATTTGATCAAAATATGGTATATCATCCGGCATTTTGTTTCTCCAATGTACTGCTCTGCATCCAAGGTATATTACGCCATCACCAATAGAACATTTAAGTTCTACAGATTCTTGTTTAGGAGTTTTTATCCAAAAAGGCCACTTGTATCCATTAGGATCTAAACATATACTTAAACTAACATCACAGGATCCTCTATCAAGGTGTGGTGAAAGTATATCTTCATTATTATTATTAATGTAGCGTCTAATCCAACAGTAAGTTGGTAAAACACATTCGTTAATCATGTCACTAACTGATATAGAGCTTAAAATAAACGTATTCATTAAAAATGAAGGATTATAAAGATTGTAATTTAAATGAACCCCATTCACTTTTCTTTCATCTGTTGTTACATCTCCTTTAAGAATAATATCATTCCAATCATTTCGTATTCCGCCCAACTGATGGCCGTCTAAAAAGGAAGGAACAAACATGTAGTTTTCATCAATGACTTGTTGTTTCATTCAACCCTCACAAGCCAAGCAAGTTTCTTCATTGACTAATGCTTTCATATCTAATTCTTCTATCACTTTACGTTCAATTTGCTTCGAGACTTTATCAGCTTTGCCAATCTTCTCTGAGCGGCAGTAGTATAACGTTTTAAGGCCCTGTTTCCACGCCATAAAGTGGACTGCATGAATATACTTGATGTTTGAGTCTGGTCTGAAAAATAGATTGACACTTTGCGCTTGATCCACATATTGTTGACGATCTGAGGCGTGCTGTACAATCCATCTCTGATCGATTTCCATTGACGTCTTAAAGACATCACGTTCCCAGTCTGATAAGAACTCAAGATGTTGAACACTTCCATCGTTTGCGATAATACTTGACCAGACGTCGTTATAGTCCAACTTAGAGTTGTCATTACATTTCTCCACAATAATTTTATCTAACCACTTATTCTTATTAAGGTAAGCTCCAGATAGAGTATCTTGCCTATAAGCATTTGCACGATAAGGCTCGATGGAAGGACTTGTGTTGCCCATAATAATGCTAGAAGAGGCATTAGGAGCGATAGCAACACAGTGGCTGAATCTGCGTCCTGTTCCTTGGGCGTCAGGAGCTTCACCACGTTTTTTACCAAGTTCAATATTGGCATAATCTAATCCTTCACGAATATGTTTGAACATTGATCTGTTTTTGCTTACAGCCAGCGCTGATTCAAACGGGACTAGTATCTTTTGGAGATAAGCATGAAAACCGAGAGCACCAACACCAATAGACCGTTCACGGCTAGCAGAATATTTTGCTCTCGATACGCTATCAGGAGCATAATCAATGAAATACTGAAGAACGTTATCAAGCATTTCTGCAACGTCCCGAAGAAAAAGTTTGTCATTTTTCCAATCATCATAATACTCCAAATTCACAGATGACAAGCAACACACAGCAGTTCTTTGTTTATCAGTAGGTAGAATGATCTCACTACACAAATTACTCTGTTTTATACTCAAGCCAAGTTTCTTTTGGAACCAAGGAAGGTTCTTATTACTAGTATCAATGAAATGTAAATATGGCTCACCAGTCTGCATTCTAAGTTCTAGGATTTTCATCCATAGTTCTTTAGCACTTACTACTTCTCTTACTTCTCCATCATGAGGATCTTTTAACTCCCATGAGTCATCAGCTTGTGGATCAAGCATACATTTTTCGATGATGTGCATGAAATCATCAGTAATGTTAATCCCATGATGTAAGTTAAGAGCACGCATATTTGGATCACCTGTAGGCTTTCGCATGTCCAAAAATAGCATAATATCTGGATGATCAATGCTGAGGTAGGCAGCATAAGAGCCACGACGTGTCCTACCTTGTCTATAAGCGAGTGATGACGCGTCATAGGTGCGAAGATGAGGCATGACACCAGTAGACTTATCATCAGCAGAACGAATACCAATTCCAAGACCTACTCCTCCACCGAGCATCGAGAGCCAATTGACTTCTGAGAGTGTGTTGACCAGACCTTCAGAACTATCGTCCAGATAAGGTAAAAAGCAGCTAATAGGCAAGCCACGCTTGCTTCTCCCAAATGATAATATTGGCGTGCTATAACTAAGCCAATGCTTACTGCTATAATCATAAAGACGCTGAGCATGCTCTGAATTACTTCCAAACTTTGCTGAGACATATGCAAACCTTTCTTGTGGCGAGCTTTCACCTTCCATCATGTACGATTCGTGTAGCCTTTTGATCCCTAACTCGTCAAACAAAATGTCTCGAGAATAGTCGACCTTAATGCCATGGACTTCTCCTATGGGCATATATTACTCCTTAGTTATTATTTTAAAGACCGAGCCAGTTTCGTTTTGGTGGTTCGACTTTATAGACTTCGTTTTTACATCTGTCTGCCAAAGTAATAGCGCCGACCTTAGCACCTTGATCGCCACCCTTAGCAATTTCAGTGACAGCTGCAAAACAAGCAGTTTGAGATACAACATTATCCTTCGATATAGCTTTCGCAGCATCATAATACATTTGTTCCTTAGAAGTAGCGCATCCACTTAATATTACAGCACTACAGAAGATTATAGCTGATACTTTCATATCACTTCCTAGTTTGTTCGTAAATTTCTTTTTGTTTTGTATACCATTCGTTCCAACCTTCTACTTTATTAGAACATTCGTAGTATAGCGTATAATTTTGCACAACTGTCTTCATTAAATCAACTATAGAGATTTGAGTTCCAGCCACCACTTTTAACTCTTCACACTTCTTTGTCAACTCAGGAACTGCATCAGGCCATTTTGGAGGTTTCACTGGTACGAACATCGTACATCCCGATACTATAACTGAAATAAGAATTAATGCAGATAAAACAAATGTTCTCATTTCTTCTCTCCTTTTCCAATGTTGACAGCATTGTTATGCATATCAACAATGATTTGAGGAAGAGGACAGTTCTTTAGGTTATCCTGAAGAGCTGTTACTTGCTCTTGAAACTTCTTTCTCTCTTCATCACTCATATTCTTTTCAATAACTTGAGTATCTCCTTTAACTACTCGATCAACATATTGAACTACTGTATCACCTTTTTCTTTGATTACTTTTGTTTTCTCAACAATTTTTTCTTCAATAACTACATTTTCTTTCACAGCTTTAGCTTCTGCTTCTGCGATTTTTTCCTGAAGTTCTTTACCCTTCTCAATCCATTTATTGTTGATGTGATAGGCACCTTCTACGTAAGTCATAAACAATAGAAGAGTCATACCAGATACACGTAATGGAATCCAGTATTTGCTTATGAAAGGGATTTTCTTTAAGAACATACTTGCTATGACAGCAAGGATTGCTAAGATCCATAACGAGTGAATCAAAGCACCTGGAAGCATAGAAACTAATACTAATGGCTCATTCATCTTGGACAAACCTTTTAATCATTGGAAAGACTTTTGAGATCACTACTGCACATGCTTTAGCGAGCTCCAAGTGTTCAAGTTGAGTCCCATTTCCGGAGCGTAGTTCTATATAGTGAATCCAAGATCGCAAGGTTCCATTGACGTAAAGTCTAGAAAATGTAAGCCCTTCTGGTAATACAGCTCGTGCTTGTTCCTTGGCTATTCCATTATCAACAGCCCATTTGTATGCTTCTTTGGCAGCAGCAAGGACCTGGATTTGCTTGTCGTTCCACTGCTCAATTAGGTTCATCTCACCTAATGTTGCTCCAATTTTGATAGAATTTTGTCTGTTAGACTTGTCTTGTAACCTTGCTTCTCTAAGAACAAATGACAATTCTTTAACTGGATCAGCATATCTCTGGCTGAACTCTTGGAAACTAAAACTTCTGTGTCTGAGTAACTGTCTTGCAATATCTCTTGTTGTTTCGATCTCGAGGCACGCACTGACCATCTCAAAGGGAGACCAGTGTTTGTTCTCAATAAGGTATCTGAGTAATCGCTCTGTGGTTTCAGTATTGGATTGATTGTTTGGGTTCGAGACTCTGGCGCAATAGGCAATGAGATTCTGGATATCGTAAAGTTTATGCTCATATTCATCCTTGAGAGCTGGATCTATTGCTAACTGTGAATAACTAACAAGTTTAACTTTCATACTTTCTTCCATGAATTAACGACCATCAACGCACTCAAACCAACATGGGTATTATTATCTATAATCAGTTTGATATCTACTGGCTGCTTACCAGATAAAATCATTTCATTAACATCTTTCTCTACAATCTTTTCAGGCCATACACAAACTTTATATCCTGATCGAATGTATTTTTCTACGTTCGCAACAATCTCTTTGTTTCTTGGCTCATTATCAAACACTATAACGGCCTTGGATTTATAAGGTTCTAAAAGTTTATCTAAGCTAGATCCAGCCATTGCAATTGAGTTCTTGATAAACATTGAATCAATTGGACCTTCAAACACATAGAACTTCTCATTAAGATTGCAAGACTCTAAACCATACACCTTTGGCTTATCATTGTCAAGCATGATTGTGATATATCTTATTCCTTCGTTGCTAAAGCTCCTTCCTTGAAACCCTATTAAGTTCTGATTCTGATCAACAAATGGAATGATCAATCTTGGTTCGTCAATCGTTGCGTCAAACTTGTCAGGAACCAAAGTATTAACAAACGCTTTGAATTTTGGTGCATAGAACAGCTTGAAATGGACGTTAGAAGGAATTTTCCGTGATTCTACGTATCTCTTAGCAGGATGTGATGGATCGAGCTGAGAAACCTTTTTCAGCGTGTTTAGTACGGTAAATTTAACGAACTTCGGCTTCTCAAATTTCGTTATATCAATTTGAGGAACTTTGGGTCTAGGTTTTAGAACACCTGCTTTCTCAGCGAATGACTCTTTTGAAAACTCGTCAGCAAGGTTTACGTCGACTTGGCGTAAGAAAGAAGTAAAATTGCAACTGATGCTGCAGTTATGGCAACGATAAAAATAGCTGCCATCACGGCTATAAATGTATCCTCGAGCTTTGAATTTACTTTTTTGGGAATCTCCACAGATTGGGCACCTAAAGTTCCAGAGGTCATCCCCTCTTTTGGTAAACCTCTGTAATTTGTTCGATAATAGGTTAACATATTTTTGCTCTAGCCAACTCATAAAAGCTCCTGGTTCCGACAGAAGCTATTATAAGAATTTTTGTAATTATGTCAACTAGAACAATCTTTCTAGTTTTAGATGGCCAATAACATAACCAATGATTACAGAACCACCAATCATCATCCAACGAAACTTTTCAATCTCACTAATTTTTTTGACTATTTCTTTATGGTTACAATCTACTTTATCTGATAGTTGTTCAATATCTTTTTTTACTTCTTTAATTTCGTGTTCCAACACAGCTATCCTTGCTTGGGTGTCCATCATTTCCATCAGTCATATGCTCCTGGTTTAACTAATGGCATCCCACCTTTACCCAAAGGCTCAGGTTCTTGAGGTCTTGGTGCCATACTCATTTGCATGTTTTGTTGAGCAGGCATGATTCCACCTGACATCATACCAGGCTGTTGTTGAGGAAGCAGCATTCCACCTTGAATTGGAGGAGATGTTGGTTGTGGAGTTGGTGTTAGAGGTTGTGTTGGTAATCCAGCTGGAGCTCCACCAGCAGCACCAGCAATCTTTTCTTGAGTACGTCCAAATGCACTAACACCTAGAACTGCACCCATTGCTACATGGAATAAACCACCACCTTGAAGTGTTATTGGGACCCATTGTCTGAAAGCGTCGTTTGCTGCTTGAGTTTCCCAGAACTGTACAATAGTAAACATAATAGGAAATATAGCAAAATCAGCCAAACAACACGTCATATACATCATTGCCATCATTGGACGCCATTTCTTGGTCATCCAATCTTCTTTATTTTCATTACCAGGAATTAGAGGATTGTCCTCTTTTTTCACATCATCTGTTTTCTTTTCATCATTGGTAGATTTAGCCATGGTGTCTCTCGTTTATTCTTTTTAATATACTTCTTCAACTGAGCCAATTTAACACCTGGCTCACCTTGTGGACCAACACCAATACCAGCAATGTTGCCAGCTCCTGCACTATTCACGGCCACTTCTTCTTCTATATTTACCTGTTCTAATAAATCAGCTAATTCATGTTGTTCTTTCATTCTAGCGTAACCAATCACCTGACCTTTTGTTTTAGCCAAACCTGGCTCAGAAACTATAGCTTTCTGATCTTTATATTCTTTAGTCAGATACAGAGCCATCACCATGTTTGCTAACTTTTGATTACCAGCTGGAATTGCTGCAATCAATTTTTTAATGTTAGAAACTAATAAATCAAAATAAGTCCAGTACTGCGCCTGTTCTTTAGATAGTTTATCTCTTGGAATTAAAACTTTTCCCTTTTTATCGATAACACCGAGATCATATGCTTTCCACTCCTCAAAAGGAGTAGTAAGCCTTTTGAGGAACTGATAAACAATGTATAGATCTAAATTTTTATTCATATCGTTCTTAGTTTTTCAACAATGACGCTATCCAATGGAATGTCAGAGCTAATTATATCCTTTCCTTCTAGACCAATCTTTCTTACAACGTCAGGCATATAATTTAACAAAACTAAGAATGGTTTAAGATATTTATGATATCCTTGAAGTTTAAGGAACAACATTCTTGTAGCGGGTTCTACACCAAAAATATTGTAAATTATAGTTATGTGATTTAAAATAAGTCTTTCTTTGAGTTCACCTGATTCTTCATATCTACTAAACAATCTTTTAAGATACTTAAACCGGTTTAAGTCATCATAAAACTCTAATGTATCATAACAATATGGATTAGTATAATGTTTAGCAGCGTATAAAAAGAAATTACTCTCATCAAGTTTATCAATAACCATAAAAAATAATTAAACCGTTGTGAATTTGAAACTCAAAACAGGAACATACCCCGTAACTAAAGTAAATGTGGCTGAACCACCCAATTGAGTTGGAATTCCACTAAGAGGTCCTGATGCCCATGCTCCCCAATAAAACCTATTTAATACTGTCACTACAGGAGATCCACTTATAGTTGCTGTTCTATTACTGGCAAGAGATTTAAACATTCTATAGAAAGGTCCGTTTGTCAAACCTAACAAAAAATATCTTTTTGCTGGTACTGTTAATTTTGTATTAATTGGTCTTTGATTTAATGTATCAGCTGTATATGTAATTGTTGTTGATGTTGAAATAACTCCATCAGCAGCAAAACTTCCTAGAGTATCATCAACCGAACTTACTGATTGTCTCAAAGATATACTATTAGTTCCTCCTTGATAAGGAACAAATCCCCACTTATTTGAAGCAACAGTTAACTCAACAGAAACATGAGCATAAAATACTTGCCAACATAAATTATTTGTGTTATATCCAGCACCGGTGGAACCTGGACCACCTGTGATAGCTAAATCAGAATCAGTAGCAGTTTGGCTAGACCATGAATCAAAAAAATCACCTGAAGTCCATGCAAATTCCGTTCCCAAATCTACAACTGAAGCAGCAGATCCAGGTCTTTTTCCAAACTTAAATGATCCTGTGAATGATCCAAACATTGGATCAACCGAAAGAGGTTAGCTGCCCTAAAACAGTATATGTTCCAGAGGAATTAATAATGCTGAACGTTTGAATGTCTTTTTTATTAGCATTGCCTGTTGGAGGAGATGAGCTTCCTTGCCAATTGACAGTTTGTGAAGAACCTCCAATCTGGACAGCATTAGCAACATAAGCTGTTCCTCCTTGGTTCAATACTAATGTAATACTCGTAGCGTAATTATTATTTAAATTTAAGTTTGTGAAATTAGCTGTAAAGCTAGCAGCAATAGAACTATGTACGAAAACATGAGCATTAGTGCAATCATGAACAAAAGTACCATTAGCTGATGATAATGATAAGAACTGCTCTTCTACAGTATTAATTTCTAAAACAGTGTTATTAGCAGCAGTTCCTTGAGCACCTTGTACACCCTGTAAACCTTGAGCTCCTTGTACCCCTTGAGCTCCACCAGGGTTTCCTTGAACTCCTTGAGCTCCTTGTGGGCCTTGTTGCAAGGCAGCGCTCATTACTTGATCAATGTATAATGGCATATTAGAACGCTGTTAATGAAACTCTTTTTAAATTATTGTTTGATGTTGCAATGTAAATGTATGAATTATCATAAAAAATAGTACCCTGTTGAACAGTTATAGTACTATTTGCTGGTGTAACATTTCTTATTGCAATATTAGCAGCAGCATTACCAAGAAGGTTTGAAACTGTAACCTTCTTGGTTGCATTAGAAGTACCAGTAGGATCATCTACAATAACTAACAGATCCTCACCAGCAGGAGCAGTGAGGGCTGTTAGTTCAGAGATCTTTTTTGCTTTATCAGCCATTAGACATCCTTAAGGACTGTATCCTCAGCATCAGCATCAGCATTTAACATTGAACCCATCGCAAC